AGGCTCACGAGGAGCCTAGTTACTCCATAGTGTCTCTCCGAGGTACCATGGAACCTAGGCCACGGAACGTAGTGATACGCCCGGAGCTTCGATTCGCGGACGCCCCGACCCCGGTGATGATTCGTTACTCGGAGATGAATCACGAACGGGAAGTATTAACTATCATGACATTAACCTTTAGACTGGCCCTATTCAGAACCCTCGTGAGGTTCTTGAACAAGGTCTATCTTAGGGTTGAAGCCATGGATAGTGTGATCCTACAATGGACTCAGGTTGTCGGGAAGAGGGCTGCCACGCGGGGTGCCGTGGACACTATCACCTTCGTAAAGAATACGCGGGTGGTGTGTCTGCGGTACCTAGCGGGTAGTCCAATTCTCGACGGCCGGGAATTTGGCTTAGAGTTGAACAAAGAGGGGCTTCCGCCCCTCCTTGCTCCGCTCTTTGAGGGGCGTGAACCACCCAAGGTTCGGTTAGGATTCACCCTTCTGGGTGTATCCCGACTTATCCCTGGCTGGAAGTCTCCCGACCTTTCGACTATTACTGACCCTTGCCAGACTATTATTCCTCACAATTTAGGTGAGGAGCTGGCGAGTGTGGTAAAGTCGTTAGGTTGGAAGATCACTCAACCCGTATGGGAGGAGTGTCACGTCTCAACCAAATCCGGTCCCAACGCCCAGGCTCTGGTTTCCTCGATCGAGGACGCTCACCTCCTTAGTGACCAGCAGATTAGCGACCTGCTGGTTGTTGGGGGGAGTGAGTTAGTCCGAGCGATTGAGGTTGCCCGATCCCTCAGCCTCCTTACTTGGCTGTCGAAGTTTGTGATCAAGACCCGAAAGGGTGAGAGAAGTCTCACCCCGAAAGGTTTTGTTTCACGTATTTCGGCAGTCAAAGACAAGGAAGCCAAGTGTAGAATCGTTGCCATTCTTGATTACTGGACACAATCTGCCCTTTATCCTCTGCATGATAGCCTTATGGCTTTCCTGCGGAGCATGAGGACAGATATGACCTTTAATCAAGGTGGTTTCCTTTCCGTACTACCGAAGGAGGGGCCATATTATTCCGTAGACTTATCCGCTGCCACGGACCGGATGCCTGTAGCAATACAGGTACCCGTTCTTGAGGCAATGGGTTTGTCAAAAGAATATGTGGCCTCATGGCGGCGACTGATAATCGACCGCGACTATGCTTACTCCTTTGGGCCCCATAAGCGTGGCGCTGTGCGCTACGCTGTTGGTCAGCCCATGGGAGCGTATAGTTCGTGGACCGCTTTTTCAGTAACACACCATGCGATCGTTAGGCTCGCAGCCCTGAGGGCCGGTTTGAAACCGACCTTCGAGGGCTACGTAATCCTGGGTGACGACATCGTTATCGCTAACGGTGACGTCTACCGGGAGTACCTAGCGATTGTGTCTTCGGTAGGTGTGTCTATCTCCGATGCGAAATCAATTGTAGCTCCTAGCACTTTTGAGTTTGCTAAGAGATACATACACAACGGGATCGAAGTGACCGGCGCGCCTATGGGTTCTCTGTTCGAGGGGGTGAAGTGGTCGAAGCTGACGAAAGCGGATCGGGAGAGTGGCCGGCATATACCGGTCACCCAACTGGTCCGCCACGTCTCCTTCTACCACGTAGCCACCTGGTTCAGAGAGCTTGAGGCACGCTGGTTACCTCGAAATGGCACTATGGTTTCCCGGGGCTTGCTCGCAGACTTCTTCATGCTTTTTGGTAAAGGTTCTCGCCTTTATGAGAAAGCATGGAGATTCTTCTTACTGCCGTCGCGAGGCGACGGTAAGACCCTAAGAAGATGGAAGGCCGATACTCTCGGCGCCATCTTGTTAGGGAGGATGTTGGGCTGCGCAACCAAGGGGAAGTCATACGAAAGAATCGTGTGGCTCCTCCATGAGTGCAAGGCCCGCGTCCTAGAGTCTGCGATCAAGGAGCAGGCAAAACGTTTGCATGGCTTCTTTTTGGAAGAATGCAAATGGTTTAACCTGTTCCCTGAAGGGTCGGATGCCCAATCGCTACTGCATTCCTTGCCTCCGTTTGCGGTCTTGCGTAGTAATATTGCAAAACTGCAACTGGAGATGGACAAAGCGCGGCGGATCAGGACAAGTGACAAGAAGAGTGTCTGGCTAAAGCTAGACCTCGACTTGCAACTATTTCTTGACCCGTTTGCTGCTGTGTCCGCAAGGAAAAGCAAGGTCGTGGCGATGAATAAGGTAACTGTGCTGAACCATATGGTAGCCACCGCGCGCCAAATAACCCTTGTTAGAGAACTTGCGTTGACTGGAATCGGAGCTGATGCTCTGAAACCGGTCTTCGCAACTATCTTCCAGGGGCCACGTGGACGCGGTGCTGCTCGCGGTGGTCGTGGGTCCGTTGGACCTGCAATCATCGTGCGCCACTCAGAATTAGAGTAGTCTGAGTGTCCATAGAGGGCCGGCACAGGGTCTCTTCTTCCAAAAGGATAAAGGGTTACTCTGCCGGGGTACTTGTAAGATCCCGGCAGTGGCCCTTGTCCCAGAGGTTGAGGAGAGGCTACCGTTCACCGCCTCCACTTTGTGGCAGTTGAGAAAGGAGACTAGCAGTAGTGAGCGTTCCGATGGTAGCGCTTGCTGCTCGTCACCCGACGGGCCCAAGTGGCCCATCGGTTTTTCTCGCCTGCCAGAGTCTGAGCCGTTGGGAGGTCCATTGCTGGATTATCCTACGTGGTCAAACCTTAAGTGGTGACCTCTCTTTCCAATACTATTAGAGGGATCCTCGTGCTGGCGCTCACCCCGCCACTTCTTCCTCCGTCTTTTTGTCTCTTTCGAGGCCGACTTTGTTGGCTTCGGGAGGGGCGGAAGTTCGGGGGTTGCGGAAGCACTTGGATTCTTCTAGTAGCCCTAGGACGTAAGTCCGGGGGGGGTTTGGAAAGAAGTAACTCCGTACCTTGTAC